TATCGACTTGCGCTACGGGCACGAAATTGTTCATCACATCTCCCAGTCATCAAAGGATAGGGGCTTCTTGCACTTTTCCATCATCTTGTTGTCTCGGATCTCCGTTCCTAGTTGTCCCGAATCCACCAATGCGTTCTGTGCATGTTCCTCCACATCATACAACTTCATCTTGGACCTGTCAATCCCCAGTACGAACTTTTTGTTCATGGATGGATCATTGTATCGGTTCTTCAATTGCTTCACCAATATCTGACTCAAATCCTCAAGTTCCTCCGTTGCGATCAACGCGATCAAGAGGTCGGCAGTGGATGGTAGACCATAACTTTCAGAGGTATTTGAAAGATCAATGTCGGAATTGTTGTATCCACCACGATTTGCTTGGGTAGCGGTGAATATGGGAATGTCGAGTTCAACCGCAAGACCGCGAAGTTCCTCCGCGATGGACTTGACATATGTATACGAGTTCGCGGATGTATTGCCCTTGAAGCGAGCAGATGCGCAGATGTTCAGGTAGTCTACCATGAGGACATCTGGACTGAAGTTCTTCTTGAGGCGAAGTTCGTTTATGAGGTTTCGGAAGTGGGTCACGTTCGCCGTAGCGGTGGGGTACTCCTTGATGATCAAGCGACCCTTGACATTCATGAGTGCCCTTTCCAACTTCTTGTCGTACATCTCCTTCGTCAACTTCTTCAGGTCTTGGATCGGAGTGTTCAACAAGTTGGCATCAATCCTCTCAGCGATGCGCTCCTCGGACATCTCGCAGGTGATGTAGAGGACATTCTTGTTCCTCATGAGGCAGTTCGTCGCATGATGACAGAGGAATAAGCTCTTTCCAACTCCTGTAGATGCGAGAATGACATTCAAGGTCTTGTTGGGAACTCCACCGTTCGTGATCCGATTCATGTAGTCCAGATCAAACGGCAACTTCTCCTCAATCCGATGATAGAACTCGTATCGCTCATCCTTGTTCTCTATGAAGTCGTGACCGATGTTCGTGTCAAAGGATACCGAGAGAGCTTTGGACAGGATGTCTGGAAGGGAGTTGACGGACTTGTCGGTCTTGCCATCAATGATGTGGATGGACTCCATGATGGCATTGTAGATTGCCCTCTCCTTGCAGAACTTCTCCGACTGATCAATCAACCAATCAATGTTGTCGGACTTGTCGATGCTCCTCTCGACCAACTCAATGAGATGATGCATCTTCTTGACATCGGTCTCGCTTACCTTCTCCAGTTGATTGACCTCAACCTTGATGGCGTCAAGTGACGGGCGATTGTTGTACTTGGCAACGAAGTCGTTGATCTCCCGAAACAGGATCTTCTCGGCATTTTCCGAGAAGTATTCTTCCTTCAGGAAGGGCAGCACTCGCCTCACGAACTCCTCGTTGTTGAACAAGTTTCGGAATGCGACCAGTTCTATTCGTTCATTCATTCGTCGTCCTCTTGTATGTCACGGTATTGTCGTCGTTCTTCTCGTTCCTCGCGGATGACTGATTGCTCTGCCTCTTGCTACTTGATACCTTGAGTACTTCAATCGGGTGAAAACCGAGTTCAAGATGATGCTTCCTCACATCGTCCTGCATGTCTCGGTTTCGTACCTTTCCAACGTTCCAGCAACTCACCCCACCATCCATGAGCATCCCGATTCCCAACCTTATCACCTCACGAAGAAACCCATCGGACCATGACTCGTATGAGTCATGGTCTTTTATGCTTTGGGTGCCCTCGTCGCAATAGACCTCCAAGTCAAAGTACGGAGGGCTGGTCAACACCATCTCAACCCGTGGTAGATCATGCTTCATCATGTTCCTGCAATCGTCATGTATCAGTGTAACTTTACCACCGATTCCTAGGAAGTCAACCATTCTTCGCAGATTTTCATATGTTCGGGTGTTTGGTTCAAATCCGATGTAGTGCGCCCCGAAACTGACCGCACCCAACATTCTTCCTCCCCAACCAGCACAAGGGTCCAATACCCTTGTCGGTTTGTATCGGAAGCAAGCTAACTTCATCATCTGGGGTCTGTACATCGTGTTCTTCGTCAGTCCGCAGCAAAAGTAGATGCCCCTCCGTATCTCACTGAGGTATGGTGTGGAATGGCCCCTTCGGTTCCAGCGAAGTATCTTCTCCAGATTCTCCGCTTTCCACAGTCCAGTGAAACTGACTCCCTTGGGATTGCTTATGTCAAAGAAGTTGGGGCAGAAGTGCTCGCACAACTTCATCCCCTTCCTTGATGTGGAATTGATGGTCGTGCCCTCTGGCTTCCAAGAGATCAAGGAATGCCAGTCCTTGCGGAGTTGGTCCTCCTCGTAGGCATGACGAAAGTCAACGGATTCAAGTTCCCTCGCCAGCGAGGGAAGACATTGCTCAAATTCCTCGTCCGACAGGGATCTCGTTGAGTTCCTCTTGTTGAGTATGTCCTTGAGGGAGATCATCATGACTTCTCAAGCAACCACAAGTCCTCGTAGTTGCCATTCCGCGTCTTCATGGATTGCCTACTACCAGAGATGGCACTCCACTTCACCTTGTATCTTCCGACGATATTTAGATGAGAGCACGCGATGTTCCGCATGTCCTCCGAGATGTTCGTCATGTTCTTGTTCTTGTCCACATAATTGCTTATGACGAAACCAAACCTTGCTTTTTTCCTCATGACTGAACAACACAACTTGACCGTCTCCTCCCAGTAACCAGTCAACCATTCGGAGTATGTCGGATGACTGAGGATGCTCTGCTCTCCACCATCATATATCTCAAGTTCGTAGTATGGAGGACTGAAGAGGACAGCATCAACCGAGTCACGATACTTGGAGGAGAAGTCGTGTCGCTCGTTCAACTTCTCGCTCGGACAACAATACAAGTCAATCGTCTTGTCGTTGCCGAACAATCCCTTGGAACTCTTGCTCCACTCCTCATGAAGTCTTCTCCCGTTGTCAACCACACTGGGGATGACATCGGTGGATATGAAGTGACCGAAGGAACTGGATCCGTAGAACGCTAGTTGATAGGAGTTCCACCCCATCACGGGAGCAAGCAAGGTGTTGCCAGAGAACAAGCGATTCATCATGGACAAGTATGCCACTGGATTGAATATGCTCGGACGATTCGCACCGATCATGAAGTCAAACCAAAAGGAATCGTATCCCCCCGACCTGCACATGTGATCGAAGAAAGCAGGACTGACGAGACTGTTTCGGATGTGGAACTTCTGGAACATTGCCTTCATGAGTCCCAAGACATACTCACTGTCCTTCGCATACAACTTCCGAGTGTTGTAGAAGGATTCCATGTTTATGTTCTTGCATATCCTACCATGCTTGGAATGCTTGAACGCGAGGAATGTTCCAGTAGCGTCATCAAGAAGATCCAAGTTGGGTGGACGAAGATACTCCTCCAGACGCTCCGTGAGTTCAACATACTTGCGGAACCAATGGGTCAATGCCTCTTCTCGGTCCACGACGAGGATGCGATATAGGTTTCGGAGATACAAGTCCAACCTGTCTCGCCTGTCATCCTTCCTTGCCACTCGATCAAGAAAGGCAAAGACGTCGGAACGAACCGCGAAGGTTCCAGACTTGTCGCTTATGTCAAGGATGGACAATCTACCACGAAATTCCTCGTAGGTTACCTTGGGAGGAAGGTCCAGAATGGAAAGGAACTTATCGACCGTCTGGATCATACGAACAGACTCTCCAAAGTCTCCTCTCGGTCAACCTTCCATCCGATCTTCTCAAGGATGCTCTTGAGTGGATCGAGGAATGACTTCTCAAATTGAAGGTCGTAGTCAACATAACCGTGCAACTTGAATTCCATGGGCAGGGAACTCGGGAAGGACATCACCTTCTCTCGGATGGGGTTCGGTTCCTTGAGGTAGAGGAACTTTATCTTGTCGCCCTCCATGATGGAACGATACTTCTTCTGGACCTTCTTCTGGGTGAGCATCTCGTTGTAGATGAGGGATCCCTTGACCGCGATGGGAGTGCCCTTCTTGTAGATCGTCCTCTCGTCGAAGTACTCGCCGATTCCATTGCAGGATCTAGGAAAAGCAACACTCTCTGGTGGCAAAGAGAAGAATTCCTTCTTGAAGTCCTCAATGAAGTTCACCAAGGTGTCGTTGTCCTCCCGCAGCACGATTGAGATTGCCTTCTTCAACTTCTCCCGCACCACCATCGGGGTGGAGGACCGCGTGGTCTCAATTCCCATGATCTTCATCTTTGGTTCGGAATACCTTACTCCCTCACTGTCCCATACATTGAGCATGTACCTCTTCTTGGCAGTCCAGATTCCACGATCCGCGATGACCTCACGCTCCATGATCATGCGGTTCTCGTATGCGTTCATCAGAATGGTCAGTTCCTCAAACTTCTGGTTGATGAAGGGTTGGATCACCTTCTCGCAGCTCTTGTTGAGGAAGTCAATGATCTTGTTCTTGTCCTTCTCGTTCGGCATCACGCTCCTGACCAAGTTACCGAGGCGAAGATAGACGGAATCCGTGTCACTGGCAACCACATAGTCATGGTCCTTGGTGCGGAGTTGCTTGTTGAGGAACTCGTTCAACTTGTTCATGATCCATCGGATGCTGAGTTGACCGGACAGGGTGATGGACTCTGCTAGTTCGCGCGAGTAGAATCGAAACCACTTGTTCCCGATGGAACCGTAGCAGGAGTTCAAGCAAACCTTCCTCACCAACTGGAAGTTGTGATACTTTGATACCTCGTTCTCGTACTTGGGATCCTTCGTCTTCTCAAGAAGACCCTTTGCTTCTATCATCTTCTTCTTGTAGAACTTGCGCTCCTCGTACATCTTTGCCATCAGTTCACCGAGGAATCCCTTGGAGTTGTTGTCATAACAATATCCATTAGCACAAATTCCGAAGTTCAACACTCTACACGCTTCAATTGTTTTTTCTTCTATTTCCTTGTTTAAAATGGAATCGACACCACCACGAAAGATGGTTCCGTTTTCATCCATAACAGAAATCAAATGTTCAATTGCTTCTTTTTTTTCCATTTTTAGTCCAATCATCGTGCCAGCATTTTCTATCACAATATTTCCTAGTCTTGTTGGATAGCATGCAACTAGATATCTTACCACAATTCAAACATGAAAAGGTTCTAATTCTAGACTTGTGATAACATTCATCAGAACAATAATGTCTATTTTTCACCGACTTGGGTGTCTTGAATTTTCTTGAACACAATTTACAAGTATACAAGTTTTTTTCGGGAAATACAAGTTCTTTTGGCTTGGTTATCCCAAATTCTTGTAGTCTTTTTTTGACCAAAACATCACTGACTCCATTTTCACAAGCTATTTGTTGTCTTTTTTTGTTTTTTACAACATATTCTTCGTATAGTTCTTTTTTAGTTGGGTTGTATTTTCTTTTCTCACGACATATTTTTTTATATTCTTTTTTTCTTTTCTTGGACCAAGGGTTTTTTGATCCTGAATTTGGGCCACCTTTCCAATCCGAAATATTTAATAGTGTTCCCTTTTTATCACCGGAAAACTTTTTCCCATATTTTTCTATCAATGAACTTTCTATTTCATAAGCTTCTTCATCTGTTAAATTTTCGTGTAAGCGTTCTATGATTGGGGGAGTATTCTTCTCCATCAAAGATTTTATTTTGTAATACAAGAAAGGATTCGCGGTGTTCTTTGGGTCTTTCCAATTTGATGGTTTTATGTGGGCTTTATCTCTATGTCCACTGCCCTTTCCTATATAAAATATTTTCTTTGTATTTGGGTCTTTCAAAGCATATACAAATGATCGCATTGACTACCACCTTTCGCAACACTAAGTGTATCCAATGCTATTTATACATGGCAATCATTTTCCTCAGCTTATCTTTAGTGACTTTTGTCTCGGGTGAGATGTTTGAGCCGACTATGGTCATCGGATACATGGAATTCAAATCGAAAGACACCACCCAATCGTGTTGTCCGACGATGGGATCCTTGACATAAGCGCCAGCATACTGCTCGTCATCGTCGTTCGTCCGTTCCTTCTTGTTGGGGACCACGATTCCCCTAGAGATGAGATGATGATAGATGATCGCGTCCCAAGTCCTCACTTGGGAGAACACATCCTCATGATTCACCTTCGCGGAATACGACAGAGCAAAGCACAACTCCATGAGTCGCATCTTCTCCTCCAACTTCTGGACGAGACGGACATCCTGAATGTTGTACTCAACGAACTTCTGGAAGTTCTTCTTGTAGAAGTCGGACATGCTCTCGTACTCCGCATACGAGTGCTTCCTCTCCCCGAGCTCAACGAAGGAGATGTAGTCCAGACTATAGGACTCACGATTGACATAGGTGAATGTTCGGTAGAGTTCCAGATAATCAACGCAGGAAAGTCCCACCAACCTGTAGGTGATCTCCTTCTTGTTCATGCGATGGACGATCCTCTCTCGGACCTTCCTCCACGGCGACAGACGAAGTGCTTCGTCCTCTCCCATGATCTTGCGGATCCTGTTGTGTAGATAGGGAATGTCAAAGAACTTGATGTTCCATCCAGTCACGACCGAAGGAGATGCTTCGTCCCAGAACTTGAGGAACTCGTCAAGCATCCTCTGCTCGTCCTCGCATTGATGGACGATCACGTTGTCCTGATCCGTCTTGAAGTCATCGTAGACGAACACATGGAATTCACCGTTGAAGTATACTGTGATGACGCTCACGGATTCTATTGGATTGGTGGAACTCGGAAATCCGTTCTCGCAGGTGGTCTCGATGTCCAAGTAGGCAATGTCAATCTTGCTCTGGTCGTAGTCAACCTCATCGGGAAACCTGTCACCGATGTATTGGAACACGAAGTCGGTGATCCCGTAGAGTTCAAAGTTGGACACGGAGGCATACTCGTCAACGAAGTCACGACACTCGTTGATCTCGTTGAATGGTATCTCCTCCAACCATCTACCATCAAGGGTTCGGAAGTTCGTCCTTTCCTTTGCGATGGTGAACAACTTGGGAGAGTACTTCTCGCGGAACTTCACCTTTCTTCCGTTGTCAATGCCACGATAGAGGATGTAGTTGCCGCTTATCTCAACATTGGTGTAGAACTTCATTCCTTGTTCTTGTTCTTGATGTATCCACTGAACAGGACGCAGTAGTTGATGATGTCAACGATCGCGTCGTGATATCCCTCGTTCTCCACCACCAACTTGCCCGACTCAGCGAAGGTGCTCAAGCGAGATACCTTGTCGACCAGTCGGACGAGGAATCCTTGCTCGGTTGAACAGATGCCCATCGCCTCCGTTCTTTCAAAGTTAGCAAATGGAGTCTTTCCAGAATCACCGGCGTAGTCGTGGTTCTTCCTCTTCATCAGTTCAAGTGCCTCTCGGCAAAGTTCCTGATGATGCTTCAAAAGTTCGTCTCTATTCATGACTCATTCACCTCATTGAGAATTTCAGGGTTTTGCTTGATCGTCTGAATGGTTATCAAGTCCTTGATTCGCGTCGTCGACCATTCATGCGAGCGAGTGGTGTAGATCACCTTTGGAGGCAAGTCATCTCCCGTGAATGGTTTGCCAATGTAGTCCTCCCCAAGTATCCTTATGTCGGGCTTGAAGAACTTGATGAGGTTGTACAACTCCTCCTCGGTCTGATACATGTAGACCTCATCAATGTACCGAATCGCCATCAAGGTCTTGTATCTCTCGTAGTATGGGATAACGGGCTTGTACTTCGTGTATCTGGTCGCGGAGGGATCCTTTTGAAGAAACACCAGAAACTTGTCGCAGTGCCTCTTCGCTTCCTCAAATGTATAGATGTAGCCTGGGTGAAGTAGATCAAAACTTCCCGCTGTGAAACCAACTATCTCCCTGCTCATCACGATACTCCTGTTGACCCGAATCCACCAGTCCGATCTCCCTTGCGGGGAGGTTGCGTCGTGATCATGAATATCGGGCGATCTCCGCACTTGACCAATTCAGCCTGAGCATACCTCTCGCCGTCCGCGATCTCCACCAAGGTGGAGGATGCGTTGTGGATGGGAATCATTACCTCATCCGTGTAGTCGGAGTCAATTATACCTTCCGAGTTGATGAGTGTCAACCCAAACTTCAGGGAAGTTCCAGATCTAGGATGAATCCTAACCGAGTACCCCTCTGGTATGTCAAAGATGAGTCCGGTGGGAACAAGAGTCCTACTCCCTGCGGGAAGAAGAACCTTGCCATTCTTGACCTCAAGTTCCCTCTTTACATTGTCGGATCCGTAGCAGACCAAGGTGTCCTTGTGAAAGCAACATCTCAGGTCAAAGCAGGCGGATTCTCTGGTTGAATAAAGCGGCAGAAGCGTCTTGTCGCTCATCATGTAGATATTCAATTCACTCACTTCAAGACTCCTATGTCAATGAATCATTCTTCCTTTGGCCCGAACTTCTTTCCGATGTTGTACTTCGGGACCAATTCCCAATTCTTCTTTTCCGCGTGGGGAAGTATCTTCATGTAGGACAAGGGAACCACGGGTTCCTGAGTCATCTTCTTGTCCACGATCCGAACCAACCCCCACTCCTCAAGCAAGTTTGCTATCGTGTTCCTTCTTCCCTTGTCCTGATCGGACAGGTCGTCCGCCAGTCCGTCCAGAGCAAACAACTCCTTGAAGTGTACTATGTAGTACTTGCCCTTCTTGTGGAGGATGTGACAACTCTGGTAGAGCTTGTTCTCCTTCTTTGAGGATATCCCTATTCGAGTCAAGGTCTCCTTGACCTTGAGGAAGTTCTCCGAGTCCGTCAACTGAACCTCAACGAATGTCTTCACCAAGTCTTCTACGCTCATCTTCTACTCCTATTCCAAAATGTAGACATGATTCATTCATGTTCCTACATTTATTTATCAGAATGGAGTATTTGACAATTCTGGGAATTCCTTCATCATCTGATCAACCGTCCTTCTCGGAAGCACCCTTGCGATCTCCTCTGCCTTCCTTCTTGAGCACTCGTAGAACCGAATCAGGAACTCCACGGTGTCCTCGGTGGTCTTGGTGTTCCACTTGGAGAACCTCTTTCCCTTCCGAATCCCATGATAGAGATAATCGTGCTGCAACTTCTTGTCCAGAAAGTGGTTGCAGTTCATCTCGTTGGCATACAGGATCGTCTCTGGGAAGTAGGAGAAGCTCCGATTGACTATGAAGGGGTCATAGTATCTCTCGTTCTCTGGATTCTCGTCAATGATGTTGGGGGTCTTTGAATTTATGGACTTCACGAAGTCAAACGGGTTCATCAAGTCATCTCCAAGTTTATCTGAGAGTTGGTGCTCTTCACCGACACTATGAACCTCAACGGGATGTAGATCCACTCCTTCTCCTCGGCATCAAAGAAGGACCGAAGAAGAAAGGAGTCAAACTGACTGTTTCCAGTGTATCTGTCGATGAGGGGAGCGGACACATATTCAAATGTCACTCGGACTGGTTCGTGTCGGATGCTAGCATTCTTGATGTTGCCCTCCAAGTCCTCGTAGTCAATGCTCAATGTCTCTGGATGAATCTGGGAAAGTACGGACTCAATCCAGTTTGACAGGACCACATCGGACACGCCGAGCATGTCGTAGATGACGGAGGACATCTTGCTCTTCTTGTTGTCCAGTTCGTTTATTGGTTTGGACATCTTCGCAGCGAAGTAGTCCGACCTCTCCTTGAGGAACTGGTCCCTCAACTTGTCGCACTTGTCCATGTACTCGTCGTAGCGATACTTCAACTTCAAGTCCTCCATGACGCGGAGTACCTTGAGCATCTGCTCTTCGCTCAGGTTGTTCTTCGCCGTGAGGATCGCATGGACTGGGTTCACCAGTCCCTTCTTCTCTCCCATGGTGTCCCAGAAGTTTATCTTCATGCGGGACAGTCTTCTCTTGAAGGAGGCGACGAACTCCTTCATTGAATACTCCACGGACAAGGCGTCCAACATCCTCGTAAGTTCGTTCAGACTTTTTATCTTCTTCTCGTTCATCTCATGGAGTATTTATGACGAGAGGTTTTTTACTTGAACTCACATTCTGCCATTATCTCAATGCAGCATGCCATCAAGTTCACCTCCTGATCGGCGCAGAACGCGGAACGATACTGATAGTTTGCGATGCACAGGATGGCAGTAGGAATTGATCCGGGAACGAGGACTTCATACAAGGAATCATAAAGTCTTCGGAAGATGCTCTGCGAGTCCTTGTCGGAGTTCTCCGCGATCCACTTGCGGACGGTCGAGAAGTTCTTCTGCTTCATGGACTCAATCAAGGACTTGAGGTTGTCGTCCGAGAATGAGGCAGACAGGATTCCAGCATCAATGACGCCAGATGTTGAATACTTCTGGCACTCGTTGATGATCCTGCGGAAGTCTGGAAAGAACTTCTTCACCACCTCAACCACGATCTTGTCCGTGAACTGTATCTTCTCGCTCTTCAGGATGAACTTCAAGCGCGCGAAGAATGCTTTTGCGATCTCTGCCTTCTCCTTCTTCGGAAGCGAGAAGTCAAAGACAGCACAACGAGAATGAATGGGCTTGATGATCTTGCTCAGGTGATTGCAGGTGAAGATGAACCTGCAATTGCTGGCAAACTCCTCGATCGCACCGCGAAGTGCTGGTTGAAGACTTGTCGGATTCATGTAGTCAGCCTCGTCCAGTATCACGACCTTCGGGCGATCATTCAACGAGACGGTGCTCGCATAGTTGCGGATCTTCGTGCGGAGGGTGTCGATTCCACTGTCCTCCGATGCGTTCACGAACAAGTAGTCAAATCCCATCTGGTCGCAGATTGCTCTTGCGACCGTGGTCTTTCCGCAACCAGCACCACCGTGGAAGATCATGTTCTGGATGTCTCCCTTGGCGATGCTCTCCTCAAGTTGCTTCCGCAGGTCGGACGAGAGGACGCAATCCTCAAGTCTTCGCGGACGATACTTCTCAACCCACAGGTAGTCCTTCATGAATCCTTCCTTGCTCCTTGCAGGATGTCAACCTTCTCCACATTGGAGATTCGGAACGACTTCCATCTTAGTTCATCCAAGTCCCACACCGCAAGCACATTCTCGTTGATTGGCTTCTGGTTCTTGGGCTTGGTGACTGGAGTCTCGTCTCCCTTGGGAATGTGGTCTGGATTGAGGGTGCAGCGAAGGATCCTCGTTGACCCATCAACCTTGGTGAATCGAACATTGCAGATGGCATCCTTGAGGGTTGCCTGGATGTCGCTTCTCTTCATGACTTCCTCACTTGATGTAACTGTCGGAGACGAGGGTGATCCAATACTTCATGTCCCGAGTGGTCCCAGTGAACTCACTGACATTCTTGCTCGAAACCTTCACGGTATAGTCATCGGGAAGAAGCTTGATGTTCTCGGTCTTGAAGATGAGGAGGAACTCCTTTCCAGTCTCGTTTCTTCCAAGGTTGATGGAGTAGTCGTTCGAAGAGTTGGAGTTGGACGAGTCAAAGACCCGAAGGATGATGTCATCGTCCTGAGACTGGACAGCGATGTTTGGCAACTGGAGGGTTGCCGCAGCCTTCATGAGATCGTTGTAGTGCTCCGCCTTGAAGTCAAACTCAATGCTCACATTCGGCATCTTCACGTCCTTCTCTGCCTTGACGAGAAGCGAGGGATCCGAATAGCGATAAGTGATCTTCGCGTTCTTGCTCGCGGACGAGATGACCACCATCTTGTCCTGAAAGTCAAAGTCTGGATCCTTGAAGAGCGAGATCGTGGAGAGGAATTGACTTAGGTCGTAGATTCCAAATTCCACGGGGAACTTCTCTGGAACGACTGCTTCCGCCATGATGTTCATGGTGGGAGCAAGACTTCGGATCTTGCTTCCAGGCTTGACATGAAGGTTGGAGCAGATGGTTGAATAGTTCTTCAGGATGTTCAGGGTTTCACTTGAGATCTTCATTATGTCCTCCATAATATGGGAAAGCCACTTGTCGGATTCGAACCGACAATCTATGCTTTACAAAAGCATTGCTCTGCCGTTGAGCTAAAGTGGCACGATTCATTGACGCAAGTATACACCAATCAATCTGGGAATCAAGTGGAAAGTTCTCTTCTTCCAAAATAAAGAGTGGGAGGATTTCTCCTCCCACTCCTCCCCTCCGTCGTTCACTGAATCAGGATCTTCTTCGGCTTCTTGTTCTCTGGAATCTCCATGCGAAGGTTGATGGTGAGGATTCCATTCTCCATGGTCGCACCATCCACCACCACATGCTCCGCGAGGGTCCAAGTGCGGGAGAAGGATCTCTCGGCGATTCCACGATGAAGATACTTCACTCCATCCGAATCCTTCTTGGTCTTCTCCACGCTCTGGACGATCAGGAGTTGATTGTCGTTGGTGATCTCAATGTCCTCCCGAGCAAATCCTGCCAACGCGATCTGGATCGAGTAGCGATCCTCTCCGTTCTCCAAGATGTTGTAGGGTGGATACTTCCCGACAGCAGACGACGAGAACTCAATTGCCTCTCGCCACTTCTCCAAGATCCGATCGAACCCGATCGTCGATGCCTTGGGCGGAAAGTCCCAAAGCGCGTTCTTGGTGCTCAAAGTCCCGATGCTCGTTTCGATAGTCATGTTGTGCCTCCTTTTAAAGCAAGACTACGATGGAAGGAACCCCGAAGGCGTTCCGTTCATGTG